CCCCCCCCATATGCCTTGTTTCTCTCGTTACTGCATCAGCGTTAAAACAAAAACTAACGACATAAAATGCAAGACAAATGTAAGGTAGCATAACGCGCACGCGCGTATAGGTCGCACGCGCACGATTATATTATATATTAAAGTGAAAACTGACATTATGTAGTGTCAGTTTTCCTATAGTACAACAAGACGATGGCAAAAGACGGAGGCTTTTGCAGATAACAATAAATGCTTTGCGGTTAGTCCGTTCGGTGTGGTCGCTAGCGCTATGCACTTCGCTTACGCTCAGCTTAAGGCCGTTCGTCACGGCCTGTATTCGCTACCACTTCACTGCATCGCCTTACTTCGTTCGGCTCTTCGTTCGTGCTAACGCTCATACAAAAGATGTATAAGGGCGTTCGTTCCTCACGCCATGCGCTCATAAATTTCGCGCGTGTGTCTTACGCGCCGTTCGTCACGGCGCGCGCTCGTTGCAGAGTTAGTGGCAAATGTTAATAAATATATAAGAATGGTTCAATATTTATATTTTGTATTAAAATATGTATTAAATTGGTTCAATTTTTATAGTGTCGCGTAAAATTTGTTAACTGCAACAAAAACAAATAACGCCACATTTCACAACGCAGCGTTAAACAAAACTAAATTCTAATCCTTAATGACAAAAATATAAAATAAAAAACTATATTTGCAACACAATAAAATATTAACAGTATGGAATACAACGAAATATACTACAAAGAGAAAGCGAAATTGTTCAAAACAATACGCATTATACTCATTTGTATAGCATTATCACCAATAGCAATAATTCTACTAATGCTCATAACAATGTTATTGAATATGCGATACCAAAATATTACCTTGCCATTCTAAATTTAGCTCTCTTTGCCTTAGCATCTTTAGCTAATTCTTGATGAGACAAATCCAATAATTTAGATGCAACTTGTTCATCAGACATGCCAGAATGAAATTCACCAGAAGATAATAATGAACCTAAACCAGTAGCAACATAATGAAATACTTCAGCTTGGTTAGACGGTCGTATATTCTTAATAATACCAACAGCTCGTTCAGTAGAACCAAATATAGCCTCAATCTTACTAATAGCAGTCTTTTGCTCTTCTGTTAGAGTTTGTTGACCTAATAAGCTAGCATACTTACGTTGTACATCAATATTTTGAATATTCAATGCGGTTTGAGACTTATTCAAGCCAACTTGAGTACCAAGCACTTTTGTTTCAGCCTTAATTTTCTCATATTCAGCAACTAAATTTTGTACCTGCTGATGCAAGAAATCACGTTGCTCAGGCTGCAAATGCATCAAATTATACTGTTTAAGTAGCATATCCCAATGCAAATTTTCCTCAGTAAGACGGCCATTAACGATGTCTTGCGTCAACTTATCAACAGACTTGAACAGCTGAGTTTGTTCACCTCTGGCACGCTGTTGAGCAAGCGTAAGAGGACGTCCAGAACTCTCATCGGTAAGGGGTTGGCCAGATTCGTCATAAGCCTGCATTTGCGATAGACCATTTTGTATCTCCTGGGCAGTAGCAGTGGCAGCCTTAACACGAGCCTCTTGCTTAGATGCCTCAAGCGTAGCTTGCGCTTGCGCACTTTCAGTACCACCTTTAAAGCCTGCTACCTTATCATTTTGCTTATCGACAGCTTTGCCACGCGAAAGCGTATAAGCATCTTGCGCAGTCTTTACACCTTGAGCCATAATAGAACCTACATTAGACAAAGCAGTACCTATACCATCATACTCATTCTCAGAAGTATTGACAGATGGTGCAGTAACAGAATTACCAAGGTTAGTACTACTTGCGGCACCAACACTATTTGCACTCGCTTGACCGTTATACAAATAAGGGTTATAACCAGCAGCTTCAACACGCTGCCTTACGTTACTTTCGCGAGACCATTCGCGATTTTCGGCATTAACCTTATCTTGATACGCCATCTGTTGAGCATTCACCTTATCCTGCTGCTCAACTTGTTTCGCCCACATTTCACGTTGAAAATCTTGGTCACGCTTTTGCTTACGGCTAGCACCAGAAGAAGACAAAATACCACCTACAATAGCAGCACCAGCACCTATAAGCGCAGGGATAATATGTTTCTGACATTGACAATTATTCAAATTCTCAATAGTCCAATATCTAATCTTTATCATAAGCTTTTAAAATAAAGCTGCCCGCCTAATGGCAGGCAGCAAACAAGTTAGACCTCATCGGAATCTTTCTTATCGGATTTTTCCTTTGCGAAAGTTTCAGGCAATCGCTTGAGGAAAGGAAGAAGAAGTTCCAAAATAACTAAAATTTTCTTAAAAATTTTCATAACTAAAACATTTAATGAATTAATAAAAACTATTGATAAACACGAACTTACTCAACAGGCTCAACAGGCTCAACA